AAAAGGTAGTAGCTGCGTATGAGAAAAAGAAATATAAATTTGCTGATGCTGTTCTTAATGCACAGCTTGCAAGAATATTGAGAGATGGAGATTTTGATTACAACACTGGAGAAGTATCTCTTTGGACTCCATAAAAAAACACCAACAACGCAGTAGCATGGGCTGTTGGTATTTCTTAATTGCCTGGATAAGCATATCAACCTTATCACAGTAATTATATACTGCTATACTTTATTCTATAAATTGACATATACTAAATATAAATCTTACTAATCATGTCATCTGAAAAGCTACCAGTAATTACAGATGAATTGATTTTTGCCTTAGATCAAATCTTTCCTAATCGTCATCCTGATTTGTCTTTATCTGATAGAGAGGTATGGTATAGAGCAGGGCAACGGTATGTTGTTGACTTCCTGATCGAACAACAAAAAAGGCAAAAAGATACCATGCTCAATCAATCAGTCCTAAAGAATTAATTATGTGTTTGATTCGCCCTAAAATGCCTGATATACCAGAGGCTAGACCACTAGCACCTATGGCTGAAAAAACCGCTGACGCTCCTGTACTTGGAGAAAAAAGAACAACACAAAAACCAAGACCAAAAAATCCAAGATCGGTCAGAGGAGGAGTAGGGTCATTAAGAATTCCGATGAGAGGTCGTGGGATTTAAATATTAACAATGGAATATTCAACTCAAGGACAGACAGCAGCCGGTAGATACGCACAATTACAAAGTGCAAGATCTACCTTTGATAGAGAAGCAAAAGAATCTTCTAAGCTGACTATACCCAGTTTGATTCCTGAGAGTACAACAGGCACAAGAGCAAAAATAAAAACTCCCTTCCAAGCAGTAGGTGCTAGAGGTGTAAATAGCTTATCTAGTAAATTATTATTTGCATTGCTACCACCATCAACTCCATTTTTTAAATTAACTATTGATAGCCTTGAGCTTTTAAAAGAAGGACAGCAAGGATTAGAAACAGAAATAGATAAAGGTTTGCGAAGTATAGAATCAGCCTTAATGAATGAGATAGAAATATCTAATGATCGTGTGGCTATGTTTGAAGCACTAAAACATCTGATCGTTGGTGGGAATGTTCTGCTGTATCTCACAGATGATGGGTTAAAAGTATATCCACTATCAAAGTTTGTATGCAAACGTGATGCTGTCGGTAATGTATTAGAAATTATTACACAGGAATCGGTAAGTCCTAATGCCCTTTCACCAGAGTTCTTAGAACAGATTAAGAAGAAAGAGAACTATGATGAAAAGACAATGGATGGTGAACTTGATATATATACATATGTCAAAAGAGTAAATGATAATTTTATGTGGTATCAGGAATGTAAAGGAGAAAAGATACCAGGTACTGATGGTAGATCAAAAGTAGATGTATCTCCATGGATAACATTAAGGTTTATTCGTATAGATGGAGAAGATTATGGTAGAGGTTATGTTGAAGAGTATCGTGGTGATTTAATTAGTCTTGAATCTTTAATGCAAGCTGTTATAGAAGGTGCGGCTGCTAGTGCAAAAGTTTTATTTCTTGTAAATCCAAACGGTGTTACAAGAGCAGCAACATTAGCAAAGGCTCCCAACGGTGCAATAAGAGAAGGAAGTGCTGCTGATATATCTGTAATGCAAGTAGGAAAAGCTGCTGATTTTAGTGTTTCTCAAGCTGTTATGCAAACTATTACAGCAAGACTTGCTGATGCTTTTCTTATGGCTAGTTCTATACAAAGACAAGCTGAAAGAGTGACAGCCGCAGAGGTAAATATTATGGCTCAAGAACTGGAGAATAGCTTAGGTGGGGTGTACTCTATTTTAAGTCAGGAGTTTCAATTACCCTACCTCAAACGTAGGATGCACATGCTTGTACGTTCTGGAAAAGTACCAAAGCTACCAGACAAAATTGTCAAACCAATAATAGTAACTGGTATTCAAGGTCTTGGTAGAGGTCATGATCGTAATAAACTGATTGAATTTATTGGAACCGTAGCTCAGGCTTTGGGTCCAGATGTCATGAGACAATATGTGAACGTAGATGAAGCAGTTAAAAGACTTGCTACATCTATAGGTATTGAGACTACTAACCTAGTTAAAAGTCAGGAACAAATACAAGCTGAGATGCAAGCTATGCAACAGCAGCAGCTTATACAACATCTTGGACCTGCTGCTCTTGGATCTCCTTTATTAGATCCTAAAAACAATGCACAAGCACAACAACTAACGGAGGAAACTAATGCCGAGCAAGAAACCTAATCCCAAACCACAAACTAAACCAGCAAAAGCTGTTGTAAGCAAGTTAGGTATTAATAATGAACCTGTTCCATACGAACCAAAGGTGGTCAAAACTAAAAATGGTAATACAATTACTTTTAATTAACAAAAACTTATGACTTCATCCCAGGTAAATGTTTCAGAGACACCACCAATGTCTCGGCAAGATTTAGAAACTCTTGCAAAAAATGAAACTGATGATAACGGTCTTATCTTAGGTAAGTTTAAATCAGTAGAAGACTTAGCTGCTAGTTACAAAGAACTTGAAGGTAAGTTAGGACAGGTAACAGAAGAGGATCAACCACAAACAGAAGAAGAACAAACCGAAACTAACGACACTGAATTTAATGCAGAAGAGTTTTATGGAGATGGTCTTGCTTCTGTATTAGAAGAAGTTGGTATTGATCCACAAGAAATCTCCAATAGATTTCAAGAGACAGGTGAAATTAATGATGATGATTATGCAAAGCTAGGAGAAGCAGGTTTCTCTAAGCAAGTAATTGACACTTATCTTGATGGACTTAGAGGTGGTAGTGCAACTAGCGAAGATATAGCTACTGCACAAATACAGGGAATAAAAGATTCTGTCGGTGGAGATGAAAATTACGGTAAGATGGTGGCATGGGCTTTAGAAAATCTTCCTGCTGATGAAATTAAGGAATTTAATTCTTTAACTGAAACAGCAAATGCAACTGCAATTAAATTTGCAGTACAAGGTCTTTATTCTCAATACAACAATGCTATGGGTGTCGAACCAAATTTAGTATCAGGTCGTGCTTCTCAAAGTGGGCCTGCACCATACAGATCTACACAAGAAGTAGTTTCTGCTATGTCTGATCCACGCTATGGTAAAGATGTCACATACACCGAAGATGTTCAAAGACGTTTAGGTGGTAGTGATGTCTTTAACACTGGTCGTTAACTGTGGGTAAATTATGTGCTAGAGGAAAAGCAGCAGCAAAGCGGAAGTTTGATGTATATCCTTCTGCTTATGCTAATGCTTATGCTGTTCGAGTATGTAAGGGAGACATAAAAGGGCCAGACGGTAAACGTAAAACTGCTAGTAACTACAGTCGTAGCAAACCAAACAGAAGAAAGCTAAGGATTGCTTAATCATGCCTTTGACAAAAAAACAAAAACAACTAGACAAAACTGGTGATGGCAAAATCACTAGAGAAGATCTTATGATCCTTCGCAAGTCAAAGAAAAAGAAAAATGGCAAAGCTTAATCTTAGCCAGATGAAAAAGCTGAAGGCACATTCAGTTCATCACACACCTAAACACATGAACCTCATGAAGAAGCTTATGCGTGAAGGTAAATCATTTAAAGCTGCACATACTGCTGCACAAAAAGAAGTAGGGAAATGAGTCTTAAAAGATGGTTTAAAGAAAAGTGGGTAGATGTTAAAACAGGTAAACCCTGTGGAAGACAGAAGGGTGATCAACGTGGTTATCCAGCTTGCAGACCATCAAAGAGAATCAGCAGCAAAACACCAAAGACTACAAGTGAAATGAGTGCTAAGGAAAAGGCAAGATTTAAAAGAGAAAAGACCAGTTCAAAAAAAATTAGTTATCAACATAGGAGAAATAAAGGACGAAAAAGTTTAAAGATTGCATAACAGTGTTATATTTTAATTAACTGCTTATCTTTCCTTTATGTCAAAGGGAGTATCTCTTACCAAGAAGGATAAAGATCCCACAGGGGGTCTGTCTGCTTCTGGTCGTAGGAAATACAACCGAGCAACAGGTGGAAACTTGCAAGCACCTGTTACTAAAAAGACAGGTCTATCACCTAGACAGAAAGC